CAAATCTCGCCGCGGCGAGGGATGGCCTGGGCAGAAGGTAGCTCATTCGCCATCGAAATCTACCAGGGAACTGGCGTGGGCCAGTGCCATTTCCAGTTTGTTCTCTTCATCCAGGAGTTCGCCTGAGAGGGATTCGTAATAGGCAGCAGTTGCGGCTTCCAGGCGACGGCGCGATTCGGCTCGGCGCGCCACGGCCACTGCACGATCGACGGCTTCTGCTAGATTGGCGGCCTTACCGCGACGGACGAGGGATTTGAGATAGGCGTCCGTCTCCGGGGCTACCGTAGTGGAAATCTTGCGGCGGTTGGCTCTTGTGGACATGTTTGGACCTCTACAGGAAGAGTATAACAGGATATCAGACATTTGTAAGATGCTTTGTCAGACACTTTATCGGACATTTTAGCAGACATGACTGTCATCTACAATCTACTCCGAGGCTTCTTCAAGACGCGATATGTGGGGATGCTGGAGGAGGAAGTGGCGCGGCTGCGGGGGGAGAACCGGGCGCTGCTGAATTCGCTGCTGGGGACGGCGGGATTTCCTCCGGTGGAGTTTGCGGAAGTGGTGAAGCCGGTGGAGTTGCCTAGGTTGAGGAAGAGGTCTTGGCAACAAGTGCAGAGGAAGAATGAGCTGGAGGCGATGAAGGGGTGAGGGGCGGACATCGAGAAAGCGAAAAGCAGGAAGATAAGAAGAATCTCGCAGAGTTCGCAGAGGGGCGCGGAGTTAAGAGAACCCCAAGACCCAGGTACAAAATCGGTACCTGGGGCACCCGGCAAGAGGGACGGTAACACAGAGTTCACAGAGGTAAGAACACAGAGGGCATAGAGAACTGCAAGAACCAAGAGAAGAGATTATGAGAGACGGCATGGACAATACGATTACGGATTGGGAAGCGGGGATGACGGCGCCGGCGGATGGGAATGCGGGAGCTGCGGCAGATGCAGGAGGGATTCCTCACTTCGCGGACTCCGTTCGGAATGACGGCGCCGGCGGAGGAAAGAGCCGGCAGGATGCCGGCGCTACGGCTGAACAGGCGAGCTACAGGGTCGCGGATTTGGGGCCGAACTTTGAGAGGTTGGAGGAGGAACGGCCGGAACTGGTGAACGCGCTGCGGGAATTGGTGCGGCAATACCGCGTGGAGGGCGTGACGGCTCGGATGCACGAGATACGGCGGATCCGGCAGGCGCGGCTGTTTTGGCAGGGGTTGCAGTACGCGTGGTGGAATCCGAATGACATGAACTGGCACCTGCCATTTGAACAGAAATTTAACGACGACCGTGCGCTGGAAGAGATGCCGCGGTACCAGTTCGTGACGAATTTCTACCAGGGATTTGGGCTGTCGTTTGTGGCGGTACTTTCGCAGGATGTACCTAGTGTGAGGTTCTATCCGCAATCGGCGCAATCGCTGGTGGATATTGCGGCGGCGAGGGCGGCTAGCGATGTGGCGGAACTGGTCGAGCGGAACAATCATGTGGAGCATTTGCTGACTTCGATTGGGTATTTTTTGTGGACGGACGGGAAGTTGGGCGCGTATGTGCGGTATGTGAAGGACGGGCAGCGGTTTGGATTTCGGGAAGAGGAGTTGTTGGGGGCGGTGGAGATACCGCTGGGGGAGGACACGTGGGTTTGTCCGGAGTGCGGGAAGGAAGTTGCGGTAGGGAGTGAGCAGGGAGTACAGGACGGATATCAGAAATCAGATATCAGCGATCAGGAAGCGGGAGAAGAGGGATCCCTCGCTGATGCTCGGGATGACGGAGCGGTGGTTGGTGGCACTGGCGGAGAACTGGCGAGTCAGAACGATCGAAACGCGGATGACGATGAGATCCTTGGGTCAGCAAAAGACGCTGACCTTAGGATGACAGCTACGTCGTTCACCTGCCCACAATGCGGGGCGGAGTTGGGGGAGAAGGATTTGCGGAGGGCGGAACGGGTGACGGTGCCGCGGGTGGTGGAGACGCGGCGGGTGGCGAATGGGCAGGAAGTGATTTCGATTGCGGGCGGGTTGGAGTTGAACACGCCGGTGTGGGCGAATGAGATGCACGAGTATCCCTACCTGCAATGGCAGGCGGAAGTACACCGGGCGAAGTTGAAGGCGGCGTATCCGCTGGCGGCTGGGAAGATCGAGTCGGCGCCATCGCAAGGGCCGGAGGATGTGTACGCGCGTGTGTCGCGGCTGAGCGTGGAGCAAGGGTTGCCTTCGATTCATCCTGGCGACGCGCTCATGAATTTGATTACGTTTGACCGGACGTGGTTGCGGCCGTGGGCGTTTTACGGAATTGAGGATGAAGATGTGCGCAACGAGTTGCTGACGCTATTCCCGGATGGTTGCTACGTGGGGTTTGCGGGAGACGTGTACTGCGAGGCGCGGAACGAAAGCATGGACGATCACTGGCGGGTGCTGCACGCGCTGCCGGGAGACGGGCAGAACCGGCCGAGCGTGGGCGATTCGCTGGTGCAGGTGCAGGAACGGTACAACACGTTGAGCAATATGCAGGCGGAGACTTACGAGTACGGCATTCCGCCGATTTATGCCGATCCGCAGGTGCTGGACTTTGATGCGTTGGCGAACCAGGTGGCGGAGCCTGCGGCTCATTTTCCGGCGCGCGCGCGGCCGGGGCAACCATTGGCAGCGGGATTTTTTCAGCCAGCGGCGGCGCAGGTGCCTCCGGACATGATTCGTCACCAACAGGATTTGATTGGGCCGGTTTCACAATTTTTGACGGGACTGTTTCCGGCAGTGTTCGGCGGAAACATGGAAGATGTGAAGACGGCGAGCGGATATGCCATGGCGCGCGACCAGGCGATGGGTCGATTGGGGTTGGTGTGGCGTCGGCTGAAACAGTTTTATGGCGAGGTGATGCTGCTGGGCGTGGACTGCTTCCGGAAAAACCGGCCGGAGGACGTGGATGTGCCGCTGCTGGGTCCGGATGGGACGCTGGACGCGCGGATGATTCGCGTGGGGGATTTGAAGGGGAATATTTGCGTGCACCCGGAGACGGATGAGACTTTCCCGCGGCTGAAATCGCAACAACGGGGCGTGCTGCAACAGTTGTTTGGGCTGAAGGATCCGCTGATTCAGGAGGCTTTGGCGGATCCGGCGAATCTTGGATACATCAAGAATGTGCTGGGATTGACGGAGCTGGTGATTCCCGGGGAGGACTCGAGGAACAAGCAATTGCGGGAGATACAGGTGCTATTGGGGAGCGCGCCGATTGTGATTGGAAGAGGCGACCAGCGATCAGCGACCGGCGACCAGGGAGAAAGTGACGAGTGGCGAGTGGCGAGTGACGAGCGAGGAAGAGAAAAGCAGGTCCCTCGCTTCGCTCGGGATGACAATCCTTTGAACGGTGATACGATCGTGCTGCCATCGGTGGCGGTGGATTTGCTGATGGATGAGCATGCGGTGGAGTTTGAAGAGTGCAAGCGGTGGGCGAATTCGGAGGCGGGGCAGTCGGCGAAGATGACGAATCCGGTGGGGTTTGCGAATGTGCGGGCGCACGCGGAGGCGCATTTGCGGGCGATGCAAGCAGCGCAAGCGGTAGGAACGCCCGTAGCAGGTCCAGCATAGGCGTAGGGGTGAAACTTTTCGACGGCTGGCTGCGTCATTACCTGTAGGGGATCCTTTGGGAATGCTCAGTGGACTGACCTACGCGCAGCAGGTGCCGACCCTAAGAGAGAGGGTAGTCGACGGCGTATTGTGGGCGCCCATTGTGGCGCTGGAATTTGTGTTCAAAGACGATTTGCACGCTGATCTTTTTACTGTGCTGCTTGAAGTGCTGTCCAACATATAGTCCGTTAAGTTTGTCGCCAAAACAATCTGGGAATGGCCGCGAGAGATCGCGGCCATTTTTATTGGGAGAAATCGAGTGAGCGCAAGCGTGTCAACCGAATTTGGAATCGGTGGATCGGGGCGGGAAGTGTTTGCGATGACGGATGAGCAAATATTGGAGATGGAGCCGGAAGCGGCGAGTGGTGCGGGAGCGACGGACGAGGAGTTGCTGGGGATCGGCGAGAGTGGGGAAGAGCGGAGCGCTGAAGTTCAGGGCCGGCAAGACACCCGGATCAACAAGTCGGGCGCAGCAGAGAAGGATGGGTCGGAAGAAGGAACCTCAAGAGCACAGGCAGGAATGCCTGTGCCACAGGCGCCGCCGAAGTGGTTGGCGGAGAGGATGCGGGATCCGTGGCATGGGGATGAGGCGAAAGAGTTGTGGGATGGGGCGGTGCAGGCGAGGCAGGAGGCGGCGGCTTATCGCGAGGCGATTGCTACCCCGGAGGAGGCGCGGGCGCTGAAGAATATTTATCCCGGTGGGGTGAACGACGCGAAAACGGCGTTGGAACGCGCGCGGCAGTTGGAGGAGTTTGATGCGGCTTATTTTGGGGCTGCGGGGAGGCCGGCGGAAGAGTTGAAGGTGGCACGGGTGCAACTGGCGCAGAGATTGATGGAGCAGGATCCGGGCGCGTTTCGGGAGATGGTGGCGGTGGGAATTAGATTGTTGGAGGGACGAAGCGGGAGAGAAGTGGCGAGTGGCGGAGTGACGAGCGGGCAAGACGCGGTGAGCAAGCCGGGGTCCCTCGACTCCGGTCTGCAAAATGCGCAGACCTCCGCTCGGGATGACAATCGTTCAAAAGACATTGCAGGGCACGCGCTGGGAGCGGCACAGACAGGAGTGTCTGTGCCACCTGATGTCGCTAACCATTACGTTGCGTTTGAGAAGACGGCGAATGCGGAGTTGGAGAAGAGTGTGGGCGGGGCGATTGCGCGGGCGATGGAGAGCGCGCTGCCGAATTTGAAGAGCATGGATCGCACCGGGCGTGATGGGGCGGGACAGGGAACACCTTTGCCGGAGAGGTTGGGCGCCGCGGTGCGCGAGGAAGTGGAAGCAGCGTTGAAGAGCGATGCGCAACTGGGCGAACAGGTGGCGCGGATATTGGGGGCGCGGCGGTTAGACGATGCAACGCGGGCGCAGGTGGTGCGGGTGATCGATGCGCGGGCGCAGCAATTGGTTCCTGGCGCGGTGAAGCGGGTGGTGGGGAGTTGGACTGCGGCGACTTTGGGAACGAGAGGGAAAAGCCCGGCGGCGGAAGCAGGAGCTGCGACGAGGAACGAAGTGACGGGGAATGCGGCACCACGGTCCGGGAAAAGCGGACAGAGCGCTGGGCGAAGTGAGAAGGCGGAGACACGTGTGCCTGGGCGAACCGCGAATCGCGGACGGGTGGATTACGGGAAGTTGAGTGACGAACAGATTTTGGATATGTAGAGAAGAGTTCACCACAGAGAACACAGAGTTCACAGAGAAGGCCAAGAATTTCCTCAAGGGCTAAAGCCCACATCAGTACAGACGAAGTTGTCGGACCTGAAGGTCCGACCCCCTAAGGGAAAGGCCAACAGAAAAAACTGGGGAAAGAGGGACATGGGCGTTCGATCGTAAGAGCCCACCCTTCCCGCCGGGGGCGGGCGAAGGATGGGGCACCCTCAAGTTCTTTGGTGAAGTGGCGTTACTCGGGAAACCCAAGACAACCCGAGAGAGATTCCTCACTCCGCGGACTCCGTTCGGAATGACGGGGGGACGAGGTTTGCCCAAATGGGGTCGAGCAATGCTCGACCCCTACGCGAGCTAAGACGGAACACAACGAAGTTTTGGCGCCTTCTCGCAAGACGCCTGCTTGCCCTTCTGAAGCGGGGCAGCACATCTAAGGAGAAACAACAATGCCAGCACAAGCAAACGCGAATGTCATCGCGTTGCAGCTCGAGAAGGTGCGCGACAAGGTACCTTTGCTGTATGAGCGCGACGACATTCTATTAACGATGATTCAACAACGGGGGGACGTGGAGAAGATTTCTTCACGAAATATGCGCCTGCCGTTGCAGGTGAACCCCGGTGGGAAGGCCGGGTCGTACAACGCGGACGGCGGAGACCTGGGCCGCGGGTCGGGAACCGCGTATGACGTGGCGCAGGTTTCGCCGATCTTCTTCCGCTTCGCGATTGAAATCACGAAGCTGGTGGAATACGCGACGACCGGGCGTGAACGCGCGATCGAGAATGCGGCCAAGCGCGAAGTGGCGAACGGAATGAAACAGTTCCGCGCGTTCCTGGACAAGCTGATCCAGACGGCGGGGAACGGCGTGCTGGGCACGATCAGTTCCATTGCCAGCAACGTGTTGACGATGAGCGTGCCGAACGGCGCGGCTTTGGTGTACGTGGGACAGACGATTCAGGTGTACGACACCACGCTGACAACGAACCGCGGCACATGCAACGTGACGGCGGCCGACCCGATCAGCCCGACGCAGACGATTACGGTGGATGTGCTGCCGGGCGGGACGGTGGCGACGGACGTGATCGTGCATGACGGGTTGAGCGGGGCTTCGCCGGTGTCGTTGTTCGGAATCAAGTATCACCAGAACAACGCGACGACGGGGACGTGGCTAAACCTGAACCGCGCGACGTATCCGGTGCAACTGGCCACACCGCGCGTGAACGCGGGCAATGCGGCGCTGACGCCGGCGAATGTACGCCTGGCGATCAACAAGGTGCGCAAAGCGTTGGGGATCAACCATCTGAGCAAGCTGATCGCGTACATGGCGGTCGAGCAGGAGCATGCCTGGGAAAATCTGGGCATCACGGTGAGCTCGATCATCAAGGAAGGCGGCGGCGGAAGCGCGAATGATCTGGATCTGCTGTTCACTGGCAGGAAGACGATGAGCGGGATTCCGATCAAGTCCAGCGTGAATGCGGACCAGACGCGCGTGGACTTTCTGGACCTGGCGCACTGGGGCCGCGCCGTGTTGAAGGACATTGATTTTTACGAGGTCAATGGCAACACGGTGTTCCCGATTTACGGGGCGAGCGGCGGGCTGGCGGCGTCTTATATTTTTTATTTTGATACGGCTTTTCAACTTTGGTCGGACAGCCCGCGCAGTGGGGCCTATATCGATACGCTGGCGCGGCCGTCGGGTTACTGAGACAAGAAGTAAAGGAGATTGAGGAGGTACAGGAAGTAAAGGAGCAGAATCGACTCGCAATGTTAGTGCGAGGCGTTTTCCTTTACTTCCTTGGCCTCATATACCTCCTTCAACTCAATTTGCTTCGAGAGAATCGCATGATTCACGTAATACGAGAGCGGCACGAGACGCCGGAAGAGGTGGCGCGGCGGCTGGAAGTGGCGGGCGGGCGGAACCGGTTTGGCGAGGCGAACTATCGCGTGATTTGGGGCTGGAACCGGCTGGCGTGGATTGGCGGGAAGTTTGAGGACCGCGATGCGCACGGGGATTTGCTGCGGGAAGTGGTGGAATTGCGGATGGAGCCGAAATATCCGCAGGTGAACCGGTGGCATGTGGAACGCTGGGTGCCGCCGGAAACGTATGGATCGCCGCGAGAGTGGTACGCGAAGACGGTGGAGAGCGCCAACGGAATCAGCGTGGCGGCGCTGGGACCGTATCCAGAGCGAGGCGAGTACGAACATTGTTTTACGTTGGAAGGGCCGAAAGGCGAGTTTGTGCAGTTGACGCCGACGATTGTAGAGCATCTGGCGCAAGCGATTGAATGGGCCAGGCGTTTTCCGAAGGCGAAGCAACGGGGACTGTTATACGAGAGGGAAGCGCGGGAAGAGCGGAAATACGAGGAGTGGGCGTACACGCTAATGGATGATGCGGCTCCGGCACTGCACGGGGTGCCGTTTGTGACGGTGGGATGAGTTATGAGCGGAAGAAGGTCACACCTGCGGATCTGGCTGATGGGGTTGGCAGCGGCGGGGATTAGCGGGGCTGCGGGCGGAGTGATGACGGGGCTGGCAGCGGTAGGGATTGATCCGGGCCACTTTAATTTACAGGCGGGAATGGGAGCGACGGTGAAGATTGGCGTGGCCGCGGCGTTGATCAACGCGGTGATTGGGGTGGCGGCGTATTTGCAGAAGTCGCCGTTGCCGGGGGATGGAGAGAGTAACCAGTTGTAAGTTTTTAGTTTTGAGTTTCGGAGAAGAGAAAAGCCCACGGGCCGATGGGTCGGGCTCCAGGGACAAAGATCAGAGAAACAGAAGAGAAAAGATAACGCAGAGGACGCAGAGGTTCGCAGAGAAGAGAAGAAGATCCGTGGCGCTAGGGCGTAAGAGCCCACCCTTCGCCAAAACCGCGAAGGGTGGGGCACCCTCAAGTTCAGTTGAGATGTGGCGTTGGTAGGAAAACCCAAGAGTGAAGAGGGATTCCTCACTCCGCCCGCCTCCGGCGGGTTCGGAATGACGGGTAATTGCTATGGGTTCCTTTCCTCCGGAAAATTGGGGGAGGCGGAATGACCCTGCGATAGGTTTAGATGCGCTGGACGGTTGATGAGGACGAACGGGAGGGAATCCCGTAGGGGAAGAGAACTATGCCAGTCGTGGGATCGAGTGCGTATAACACAGCGGGGCAGATCACGTCGCTGGTGCGGTCGCTGTTGAATGATGCGCAGGGAAACCTGTTCACGGATACGCTGCTGCTGCCGTATCTGAATTCAGCTTATCGCAAGGTGCAACGAGCGATTGGGAATGCCGGCGGCGGGGGGTTCATCCAGGATGATGCGCTGCTGGTGGTGGCAGCCGTGGCGGGAGGCGATGCGTCGCTGCAGGTATCGCTGAGCGATGCGAGCGCGCCGCCGAATCAGTTGCCAACGGACTTGCTGGTGCCGCTGAAGCTGTGGGAGCGGCCGAATCTGTCTACGCAGGAATTTGACGAGATGGTGGACCTGACGAGGCACGGCGGGCTGCCTTCGCGCGTGCAGGACGTGACGCTGAGCGTGTGGGAATGGCGCGCGGATGGATTGTGGTTTATTGGAGCGACGCAGGACACGCAGATCCGCTTGCGCTATCTGAAGGCGTATCCGGATTTCACGGATGCGACTTCGCCGGTGCTGGTGCGCAACGCGCAGGAAGCCCTGGCGTATGCCACGGCAGCGCTGGCGGGATGGGCCAGGGGCAGTCCGCTGGCAGAGAAGTGGGACGATGCGGCGGGCGACGCGATCGAGGACCTGGTGGTGGCGGCGGTACGGAGAGAACAGCAGAGCGGGCGGAGGCGGCGTCCGTTTTCTGCGCGGAGCGGGTATACGCCGTTTTGAGACAGCTCTAAGTTATCAGTTTTGAGTTTTCAGTAAGGCGTGTTGGATGAAGACCGGGATGCGCCGCTAAGAGGACGATATCAGATATCAGCGATCAGATATCAGGAACCCAGATGCGTGATCGCAGATGGCTTGGCAGGCGTCAGAGGGAAATTCACAAGGAAGTAGAGAAAGAGAGAGGGGAAAATGGCGATTACGATTTCATTGAGTCCGCTGAATGTGGACTCGAGCGCGAGCAATTTTGTGTACGCGGTGGCAACGCTGACGTTTACGGGGAATTACGTGACTGGCGGAGACACGCTGGATTTCACGACGGTGGCGGACAAACTGCCGTCGGATTCGATCGTGCAGGTGTTCGCGGAAAGCCAGAACGGGAACAGCGGGTATTACATCCCGATCCAGGGAACCGCGTTGAATAACTGGAAGCTGAAGGCGTTTGTGGGGGGCGGGACGGAAATCAGTGCGGGGGCGTATCCGGGCACCGTGACGGGGGACATCGTGCAGTTGAGCGTGACGGCGAGGAAGTTGTTGTAGGCGGCGGAGAATCGAGTCAAGGATATCAGCGATCAGATATCAGGAAGCCGGACCGCGGCGAAAAGCCTCAGGCCTGAAGGCCTGAGCTACAGGATTGCGAAGCACATGATACGATCAAAAATGCGTATGGGGATTTTGCTGGGGATATTGGCGCTGGCGTTGCAATTGTGGCCGGGGATCGTGGGGCCGGCGCGGGGGCAGGGTTCGCGCAAAGACGACATCGTGTTTAATACGCGGGGGGTGCCGCTGGCCGGGGCCACGGTGCGCGTGTGCGCGATGCCGGCGAGCGGGCAGCCGTGTACACCGCTGGCGAACATCTACTCCGACCCGCTGCTGACCCAGGCGCTGGCGAATCCGACGACCACGGATGGCCTGGGGAACTACAGCTTTTACGCCGCGCCGGGGAAGTACGAGATTGAGATTTCCGGGCCGGGAATCACCACCAAACAATTGCCGAACGTAATCCTGCCGAGCGATCCCTCTTCGCCAACCTTCAGCAGCATCTCTTCGACGGGCGGGATCAGTGCGTTTACGTTGAACCTTACCGGCAACCTGACGGTGAATGGCAGCACGGCGGTGGTAGGAAACCTTTCGAGCGGCACATTGAGCCTGGCGAATCAGAGCACGGCGCCAGGGACGCCTGGCGCAGGATCCGTGAACTTATACACGAAGACGGCGGACAAGCGGCTGTACTACAAGGATGAAACCGGCGTGGAGGTGGGCCCGATTGCGAGCGGCAGCGGCGCGCAGACGAATACGCCGAACACGTTCACGGCGCCGCAAAACATTGACGCGGACTTTCATACCAAGGGGCCGAATCCGTGGTTGGACCTTGCGCGCTTCGGGTGGTACACCAGCGCGACGTACTACAACACGGGAACCACGGGCACGATGCTGGCGTCGTCCTCGACGCTGACGCTGGCGAGTGCGCTGGATTTTGCGAATGGGCAGGGCGTCTTGATTTTGAATGCAGGGCCGACACCAACGATTTCGACGCCCACGACGGTGACGGCCGCTCCGCTGGGGGCGACAGGCTCAAGCACCTACTACTACTGCGTGGTGGATGAGGACTACGAGGATGGCAGAACGGCGTGCAGCGCGGCGGGAAGTGTTGCGACGGCGGTGGCCGCGCTGGGAATTCAGACGAACACGTTGACGGCGTGTGCGCGGGCTTCCGGGGTGGTGACATGCACGACGAGCGCAGCCCACAACTTCATCAATGGCTCGCAGATCGAAATTCAGGGCGGCACGACGGGCGACGGAAGTTTCGAGGGCGCGTTCACGACGACTTCGGCTTCGGGCAGCACGTTCACGTACAACCAATACGGCGCGCCGGACACAACGGGCACGGTGACGCATGGCAACGCCCGTGTGGTCGGCAAAGTGGCCGTGAAGTGGCAAGCGCCGGTGAATTACACGGTCCTGAAGCACCTTATCTATCGTTGTACCGGAGGCTCTTGCGCGCTTCCCGCGAACGCGAGCAATTACAACCTCGTCGGCGTGGCCATCGGGCAAGACAGCTACTTTGTGGACCAGGGCTACACGTTCACCACGGCTGCGCTCGACAACGGCGATGCGCCCCAAACGGCTCCCACGACGACTTCAAACCAGTGGCTTTCGACGACGATTACGGCAGGCGGTGGCACAACGTCACTGACGCTGGCCGCCACCGCGACGAATGCCGTTGCTGGCGTTGTGGTGAAGCACGACAACACGCCAGTGTTCCGTGCGGCGTGCTCGACGCTGACAGCGGGAGCGGGCGCGCCGACATTCTACGTTCCGGCGGTCGCGTCTCCCGCGTACAGCTACTCGCCCATCTCTTCAACGTTGACGCTTACCAGCAACACGCTTCCCGATGGGCATGGGATCAATTGTCCTTACGGCACGCAAGTCATTTTCAATAACACGCTTTGGCTGGACGCGCCCTTGATATTGGGGAGGGGAAACATTTTCACGGGAGGTCCCGGCGGAACGTCGCAGACTGTTACTGCCTATTTCAACAATCCGGCAACGGTCATGACGGGCCTTGCCTACCCGATGATTTATGAGAATGCCGCTGGCAGCTGGAACGACTCGATGACAGGGTTCAAGGTGATTTGCAACCAAGTGAATCAGGTATGCCTCTACGGGGACCAGGACACGACGGGCGGTGGGCCATCATCCTTTTCGTTCACCGATGTGACGCTCAACGCGGGAGGCAGCTCCAACGCCTATGTCCAGAAGTCCGGCTTCGGCTTTTTCTGGGTGCGTGGGGGATGGGAAACGGGAGCAAGCGATTTCAGCAGCCAGACGGCGGCCTTGTTCAGCGGGAACTGCGGGACCGGGCAATCGGTGACTTCGCTTCCAGGCATTGGCTATACGACGTACACGGTGGCCTATGGCGGCATCCTCATTGATTCTTGTGGAACCTATCCGGCCGCATTCACGCACTGGACATTCAATGAATTGCTTGCGGAGAGCAGTTATGTTCCAACGCTTCGCGTGAATACATACTACGGCGTCTACAACACGGACATCTACAACATTTCCTATGCCGACTATCTAGGAGGAGCGTCAACGCCGCTGATCGATTTAACGAATGTTTCCGCCGCGCCAAACATCCGAATTTACAATGCCGCTTGTGCCACTGGGACACAACCGCTATTCGAGACAAACGGCACCACCTCTACAGGTCTGATAGTTACGACCGGAAGCGCCGGATGCAACATCATGGGCACGAATTATGGCACGATTCGCAACCCACAGATATTAGTTGACGACTATCTGAACTGGAACCAGCGGCTGCAAAGCACGTCGCACATCGCGTACCAGATGAGCGTTCCATCGGCTCCAGCCAGCGCGGTTGTAAGCGCCGGAGGATCAGTGCCCGTTGGGGCGCACACCTACAATCTGACGGCGGTGGACGTTGACGGCAACGAAACGACGATCGGGGCGGGAATCGCAGCCACGACGACAAGCGGCAACCAGACGGTGACGATCACGGCGCCGGCAAGTTTCCCGCTTGGGGCGGTAGGCGTGAACGTGTACCGGGACAACGGGAGAATCTACAACAATGGGGCAAACTGCAATACGCCGAATATCACTTCGCCGGGCGGGACGCAGATTGACAGTTACACCACGACTTGCAATTACAATACTCCCGCACAGAATCAGGCAGGAGCCTCGCTGCTAAGCTCGGGGGGAGTGTCCACGTATAAGTTCAGGATTGGGAGCGAGGCCTTGACAGCATTGCCGCGTGGAGAGCAAAACATCTTCCTGCCCGGGGCGCTGACCACGACGTGGACCGGTTCAACGTGGACACCGGACAAAGCGGTGACAGTGACTCGGATGCAGGTGCAGGCAAAGGCGGGCCCGTCGGGGTGCACGACAAACGCGGTGGTGCGGCTTACGGACGGCGCGAACCCCGTGAATGTGACGATTTCGGCGGCGGCAAACGATTCCGGAAGCATCGCGCAGAATTACGCGGCCGGAACGCCGCTTACATTGGGTGTGCAGACGGCCGCGGCGGGTTGCACGACTTCGCCGGCTGACGCGAATGTGACCATCCAGTATCGCATGCAGTAGAAGCAGGACCGGCGGAACAGGCCGGTCCGTGATTCCAGGCAGTGCAATTCAGAAAAACAATTTGAGGGAAACATGAACACGCAGAACGACGTCGTTGCGTTGGTGAATATCTCCACGCAAAAGTGGCCGCCGCGCCAGCGCACTTATTTTGGCTCGCTGGAGATCCGCACGCCGGAGCCGGGGGAGACTTTCGCGATTACACCCGTGCGCGGATGCAAAGGAATCATGGACCTGGGCGACAAGCGCATCATGGAATTTCCGATCAGTGCCCGGGAAGTGGCGGATGATCTGGTGCGGGAACTCAACGGGGATTCGGGGGAGGGAAGCTTTCACGGCGTGTTTGTGGCGGCCGGGCCGACGCCGACGGAGACAGAACTGGCCGAGGCACACAGGAAGCTGGATGCGTTTCACAGGCGATTGGTGGAGGCGGCGGATCTCGAATGGGAACGCTCGCATAATCCGATGTTTATCACGGACCTGGAGCGGCGCGCGGCGCGGGAACTAAAGCTGGATAAGCCGTGGCTGTATGACCCGAAGCCGCTGGCGGAATGCCCGGCGTGCGGGGAGAAGATCAAGCCGGGAGTGGCGGTGTGCCGGTCGTGCCGGGCGATATTGAACCGGGGGAAGGCGGCGGAGTACGGATTAGTACCGGCGAGTGAGGCGGAGAAGGCGTTCGATTTGGAGAAGATGAGAGAAAAGGGAAGCGGGAAATAGAAAGGGCGGCGATTGCTCGCCGCCCGAAGAAGCAACGTGCATGGGCACGCCTGAGAAGCACATATAGGATATCAGCGATCAGAGATCAGGAAGCAAGAATTAGGGACAACGTTTCGAGCTTGCGGATACTTTGCGGGTAGTTGGTTCGACCTCGAAAGCGGCAGCAAGCTGCCGCACTCCAAAGAAGAATTTATGTCGACAATTGGATCATTGGATGCGCCGATTGAGATTTTCAGCGGGCTGGTGAGCGACATGTCGCCGGCGGATCTGCCGCATGGAGTGTCGCCGGATTGTCAGGACGTGTATTTCAGCAAAGGTGGAGTGACGACGCGGCCGGGATTGCAAACGCTGTTTGGGCCGCTGGCGGGAAATCCCACGGTAAATTACCTGAAGACGTTCGCGACGCTGAGCGGTGTGATGCGCACGCTGGCCCTGGACGGGAATGGAAATCTGTACAAGGAGTCCACGCCGGGAACGCTGACGTCGTTTGCGAGCGGATTGGCGGTGAACGCATTTGGGAATTCGACGACGTTGTTTGGCCGGGAATATCTGGCGATCAGCGATGGGATGACCGGTAATGACCTGCCGCGACAATACGACGACGTGAATTTCGATCGCGTGAGCCAGGGGGGAGCGGGCGCGGCACCAACGGTGGTGGATGAAAACGTGATTGTGAGCATCGTGGCAAGCCCGAATGGAGCGACTCAACCCGCGGCTGTGACGATTGTGGCGAGCCCGAACGGGGCTTCGCAGAACGGCTACCTGGTCACGATAACGACGAACGCGTCGCATGGGCTATTGGTGGGGCAAAACGTGACGGTGGCGGGCGTGGGTGTGGCGGGATACAACGGCACATTCGCGGTGGTGAGTGTGCCGAGCTTGACGCAGTTCACGTATATCGCGGGAGCGGCGGGGCTGGCGAATTCCGGAGGGGGAACGTCGGCTTCGGCAACGGTTACGATTCAAACGAGCGCGGCGCATGGTTTGTCCGCGGGGCAACTGGTGACGATTGCCGGAGTGGGCGTTGGCGGATACAACGGAACATTTGCGATTGCCAGCGTGCCAGACTCGACGCATTTCACTTTTAGCGCGGCCTCCGGCGGGCTTGCGGCCTCCGGCGGAGGCACGGCGGCGGCGGCGGGGAATATTGTCACGGGCGTGCACCAGGTAAGCGTGATCTTTCAAACGCGGCAGGGCTACCAGACCAAGCCGAGCCTGGCGGGGAGTTGGACGGCGAGCGGCGGGAAGCGCGCGGTGGTAACGAATATTCCGACGGGGCCCTCGAATGTGGTGGCGCGGATCTTGTGCTTCACGGGCGC